CTGCTCCGGGTTGTAGGGTAGGATGGCGCTGTCATAGGGCAGCATCAGCGGGTGCTTTGGACTGCCGCACATGGCAGGCGGGCCAATCATGTATTCATCGACGCCGAGAAAAATGCCGGTCACGCGCGGCCAACGGATTGAGCGATAGACGCGCGGCTGCTTGGCAACCGGCCCCCAAGCATAGATCACGCGGTCAACAGTCCCGGCGATCCTGCCCAACCAATAATCGGCGTCAGGGCCAATCGGGTCCGCCACTTTGCCGAGTTCACGCACATCGGTTGCCCGGTAAGCAAACAGGTTGCCGACAATGATGCGGCCCCACTTGTTGCGGTTGCCAAAGCCGATCAGCTTGCGGATCGTCGCATCGTCCCGCTCGGCGTCTGCGGTCGAAGGGTTGACCATAATAATCGCCGTAGCGCCGTCACCCTCACACTGACGCTCTAGCCAATAGCGATACTGCCCGCAGTCCGAGATGATCGCGGCCTTCATCTGTTCGGTTAGGGTCATGGCTTGGGTTCCTCAATTGCTGACAGCACAGCGGAAAAGGTTTCTGCGCGATTCAATCCCGCTGGGTTGACACATTCACTGCGCCCCATTTCATCCAGCGTAATGCCCTGAATGCCGCACTTGACACAGGTGCCGACAAAGGGCTGACCGGGGCCTTTGGGGCTTGTCCGGCGCAATGCGTGTCGCTCGGCCATCACTTCCCCTCCAGTGCTGCGAGGGCTTGGCGGGCGAGGTCGGGGTAGTGCGCCCATAGAGCGGCCAGCGAGGTTTGCGCGTCGTGGTGAACGATGAACACACCGCCCGCCTCGATCCAACGGTGGCGGTGCTGCGGCCAATCGTCGATCAGAACGTCACCGGGCTTTGCGTAGTCCCGCTTGTCTGCGCTGCGGCAGGTGATGATCGGCACACCCGGAAAATGTTCGGCAGCCCACGCGACCTTTTGCCCTTGCGCCCAATTGCCACGCGGACAGCCGGTCAGGATTGTCGGATGCAGATGCTTGACGCCTTCGTATAATTCCCGCGCATCGGGCATAACGGGGAGATTGCGGTAAAAATCCCCCTTGGCTTCCAGCTCCTGCCAAAACTGCGCGCTGCCAACCTTCGCCTCGTATTCGCGCGGGTTCATGCCGAAATAGGTTTCGGCGTAACTGTCGAAGTCAGCCAAGACACCATCGCAATCAAGAAAGACGTGCGGCCCCAAAGCCTCCTTCATCACCGGGACTGCGGAGAGGGCGGAGAGGATCGCAGGGAGGTTGTTGACCAGCGCGACGATTAGGGCAGCGTCGGTTTCCCACGGGTCAGTCTTGTTTGCCCGATGCTGGCCCAACTCCGCCTCGCTCAAGTTTGGGCTGCGGCACTGCGCGATGAACGGGCGCAGATCATATTCAAAGCCATCGGGTCGAAACGGCGGCCCTTTAATCACACCCCAGTCGTCATACTCGCCGGGACGGTATTCCCAAGGCCCCGGCGTCGCCTTCTCCGCCAGCGCTTTCAGTTCTTCAATCATCATCGCCTCCGGGGTGGGGTTGGTATTCGCCGCAAGCTTGGTTCGCTTCTGGAAAGGCCGTCCCCCAAAAGGAACGAGAGGGAGGGAAGCGGCGGCACTCAAGGTGGGTAAACTCGTGCCAGCCATCCGGCGCAAGGCTGCATTCCGCTACGCCAGTCACGACGCGCTTAGCCCACCGGCAAGTCTCACACCGTTCCATCATCGCCTCCTGTGGGGAGAGAGCGGGTGGCAAGCATCATGCCAACGGCAACTTGCACCGGGCCCGGCACCGTGTTGCCTTCGGTTTCCCATATGCGAACCGAGCGATCCCCGTTCTTTGGCGATAGGCGCAAAGCCCTTGCTAGGCCCGATTGTGTCAGGCCTAGCGTCTTGCGGGCGGCGCGAAGATCGGTTGGGGTCATTCAGGCACCTTGTCCATAAAATCGCCAATACCCCAAAGGCTTTTGCGGCGCTCATCCTCGCTGGCAGGTTCCGTGCAAATCACCTTGCCCAGCTTGGCTTCTGGGTCAATAATGCCCTCGCTCTGCCAATAGGCTAGTTCAAGAGCTGTGCCGCAGCCAAGCGAGGTGCCATCGGCAAACAGAAATTCGTGAACGTTGACCATCTACTTTCTCCTGCTAAGGCGGGGTCAATCCCCATGCACAAAGCGGTAAATTATACCGGACCGCCCGTCAATAGAAAAACGACATTAGGCCGGAATTATTTTCCGATAGCCTCACATAGTCGATGCGGGCACGGGTGGTCATGCTGCGTCCTTCTGCTGCTTGGTAAGGTTCTCGACCATCTGGATCCGTTCGCCGATCCAGCGCATGACGGGCACGGCCATCGAATTCCCCAACGCCTTGTAGCGCGGGCCGTCAGGGCAGGCGTCGGCGGGTTTGCCGCGCCAGGGGATCAGGGTGTAATCATCGGGGAAGCCTTGCAGGCGTTCGCATTCGCGCGGGGTGAGGCGGCGGACGGCGCTGGTGGTGGCCACGGCCTGCGGCACGGTTCTTGCCTCAAGCGTGTAGGCCGCGCCATCGCCGCGAAATCCGGCACCATCTGGCCCAGCGTCAGGGTTCTCGCTGACGGCGCGTTCCTGGATGGCAAATGCGACAGCAGGTGGATGCGCCCCAGCAGCAAGCGGGTGGCAGGGATCGCCGGGCTGCGGGTTGCTGTAGTTCGCCGCGCTGGTGATCTGGGTGGTGCCGAAGGCGACGGGCGCGTGGGTTATCAGCGTCTCGGTTTCATAGTCCTGCCGCCCCATTCCGCCGGCGTTTAGGCAATGCGCTACGTCTCCGGTTGATGAGATCAACCCTCCATCGCAGTCGAAGTCCGTGCCAAGGCCACCGCCTCCAGTGCTGCGGCTAGGGACGGTGGGAGCAATTTGCCCCTTTTCGCGGCGCGGCGCAGGATGCCCTGACAGGCTGTGGCGCTCAAAAAGAACCGCTGCGGCACTGGCCCAGTCTCCAAAACATCCGACAACGAACACACGGCGGCGGCGCTGTGGAACTCCAAAGAACTGAGCGTCCAGCACTCGGTAGGCGATGCCATACCCGAGTTCGACCATGCCCCCGAGGATGGCACCAAAGTCCCGTCCTCCGTTCGATGACAGGACACCGGGGACGTTCTCCCAGACCAGCCATCGGGGGCGTTTGCGATCAGCAAGCCTAAGAAACTCGAGGGCCAGGTTGCCGCGGTCATCATCCAGTCCGCCTCTAAGGCCGGCGATTGAGAACGATTGGCAGGGGGTGCCTCCGACAAGAAGGTCAATTGGTCCATATTGGTCCGCTTCGATGGTGGTGAAATCGCCGTGGCAGGGTGTGTCTGGATAGTGATGGGCAAGCAGGGCGCGGGGAAACTTTTCGATCTCGGCAAAGAATGCAGGACGCCAGCCCAGCGGGTGCCAGGCGACGGTGGCGGCCTCTATTCCGGAACAGACGGAGCCGTAGATCACGCCGCCATCACCCGCTGCATATCCCCGCCAGCCTTGTTCAGCGCCTCAAGCGCGCGGGCATAGCTGCCGTAGCGCTGGCACATGGCCTCGGTGACATAGCCGCGCGGGCGGGTTGCGTTGGCGGGCTGGCCGTTGCGATAGACTTTTAGGTCGGTCATGCTGCTTCTCGCGTAAAAAGTTGGTGAGCCTTGGCGGGGCGCGTGAGCGATCCAAATCCCGACGAGGCTGCGCGCATCAGAGCGGTTTCGCCTCGCAAGCCGATTGCCATCAGCGCAGTGCCATTGCCGGGGCTATTGCCGCGTGTGCCATCGGGTTTGATGAACTTGATCTTGCCGCGCGTAAAAAGCACTGCATCCATGCAGGGGAAGGCGTCTTGAAACCAAGGCGCAGAGGTTCGATCCGGGACTAGCGCAATGCCATTGCCATGGTCGATGAACTTGCTCAGCCATGGCGCGCAGCCGTTACGCCCCCCGAACGGCGGGTTCATCCAGACAAAGCCGCTCCATTGCGCACTTAGGCTGTCCGAGAATATCGCCCGCTGCGCTGGGACGTTCGCCTTCGTGGCGGCGGCAACATCCAGATCAAAGGTGCAACCCAGCGCTGCAAACACCTCAGGTGGCGTATACCATTCGTCTGTTTTGCCGGATGCTTCCCAAGCACTCATATTCCTACCGGGCGGCTGTCCTCTCGGTCGCCGCCCGGCTCCCTGTGGATCAGTTGGTTTCAGCCCGTTCCCGCACCTCGGCGGAAACCTTGCTGTAGTGGCGGCGCACCCCGTCCTTGTCGGTGAGGTATGCGTTGCGGCGCAGTGCGTTGAGCCGATCGCAGGCTTCGGCCAGGTCGCGCACAAGCGCCTTCTCGCGGGTGTCGTTGGGCTTTGCGCCGAACAGGTTGAACAGGTTCATGCTTCTTCTCCCTCATCGTCAAAGTCGTCGGCAAAGTCCTCGCCGGTGTCCTCGATCGCGCCAGCCTGTGCGGCCAGAGCAGCGCGCTTGTTGTCGAGCGCGTGGACGCATTCGAGGTGCAGTTCCGGGCGCTTGGTTTGCAGCTCGGCCAGTTTGGTCGCGCGCTCGTTGGCAAAGGCGTTGAGTTCGTCGGCGGTCTGGGCCTGATCGACCTTGCGCTTGTAACCATCGGCCCAAGTGCGCGCGCCATCGACGGGGGGCGCGGGCTTCTCGGCCCGCAACGGCAAGATCTCATAAGGCTTCGTCGCGGCGCGGCTCACGCGCATGAACTCGATGATCTTCTCATCAAGCCCGGTCATGTGGCTGACGCGAATGCCGCCCTCTTCCTTGCCCGCCCAGGTGACGGTCGGATCGCAAAAAAGGGTCAGCGACTGGCCAATGTACTTGTTGGCATCCGGACCCCAAACGCGCACCAGCAAGCGCCGCACACCCTTGCATGGGCGAAATGCCTTCTTGTCGCCTTCGATCAGGATGGTGACGGGCTGGTCCTCGCCGGCCTTGATGCGGACCTCGCGAATGGTGACGGTGCGGCTGATCCCGATCAGGTCGGCTGCATTGATCTGGTCTGATTTCGCGGCAATCGTCGCGGTCATGTCGTTCATGGCTCTGCTCCTCAGATGTACATTTCTTGATCAACGCGCCGCTCGGTCTGGATGACCTTGGGCATGGCGGCGAGGGTGTTGAGATACTGCTGCTCAATCTCGGCAACGCGGGCCTCAAAGGCGGTGGCTGCGGCTATGATCGCTTCTTGCGCGATGGGATCAGGCTCGACGCGTTTGACGTACATCGGCAAGCCGCCACAGTAGCTCACGAAGTCGATCCACTCGCGTTCGCTGACCAGTAGGGCGGTCTGCAATTGCAGCACGTAGTCCTCTGGCACCTCATCGCTGGCCACGGTCTGCACCTGGTACTTGCCAGCGCGAGACTTGCATTCGATCAAGCCAGCGTCACCAACCAGTCCGTCCGGGCTGTAGCCGATCGTGAAGCCCCAGCGATCGTTCGTGATAAAGCCAGTCTGCTTCACCTCGGCGTAATGCTTGGCATACTCGGCGCGGGCGTACTGCTCATCGGTCTGACCGCGCAGCATCGCATCCGAAACGTACTGCGGCTCGACGAAGTTGGTCAGGCGCTGAAATGCCAGTTCGTAGGCATGGGCGCGCACCTTGTCGTTGTCCGCGATCTTGAGCTTCGGCGTCAGGACCAGCTTCATCTCGCTGGCGGTGAGCAATCCGCACCGGGCATCGAGCCAAGCGTCACTGCCTTGGATCAGGTTGTCGTGATAGGTGATGGTCATCGTCTCAACTCCACTCGCGCCATTGCTTATCAAAAGCCGCGCAGATTGATGCGAACCAGCGGGCGATCATGCTGCACCTCGCGCTTTGGCGGCCATTGCTTTGAAGTGACGCAGGCTGTCCGGGAAATCGCCGCCAAGCTGGTCGTCGATAATCTCAATTGCGTCTTCCAGCGCCTCAAGCAGTTCTGGCGCGGCGGCAATCAGGCGGGCGTTGGCTTCTGCTGGGTCCGTGCCATCAATACGGTGCTGTGAGAGCGCCTCTGGCGAAGCAATGTAATTCGCTTGGCATATGACGCGCTGGAAACCGTTCTCATCGCGGTAGGCAATGCGGACAATGCCCCAGTCGTCATGCTCTTGCGGACGGTAAGCCCAAGGCCCCGGAGTATGTTGCGCACTCATACCGGCACCTCCACGCTAAACAGGACAGCCAACACCACGGCCAGCAGTGCGAGAGCGGCTAGGTAGTCCTCCCATGGGGCGGGGCGGGTCATGGCGTTTCCCCCAAAGCGCGGGCAAGCGTGGCCTGTGCTGCCATCGGGTTGCCGGTGCGAAGTTGTGCAAGTGCGGTGCGAACTCGGCCCTCAAGCAGCCCGTGGGCATGGGCGCGGTCAAACAGGACCGGATCGGATGCGCGAATGTCGGTTAGCGCGGCCACTGCATCGGCGTGGCAGGCCGCGATGGTGCGGAGGGACTTCATGCCGCCACCGCCTGCGCATCACGGCGCGTTGCAGCAGTGGCCCACGATCCGCCGTATTCGCCAGCAGCGACACGGTAAGCCGGGATGCCATTGACCAGCATGTCGGGATTAAACGGCCAGATCACGCCCAGCTCGTAGTCGGTGTGACCGCGCGCCCAGGTCAGGGTCTTTGCCGCCCACTCAACAGCAGCCATCGCGGACTGCGCCTGTGCGATGTTTGCGGTCCAACCCCAAGGCTGCTCATGGCGCGCCTTGTGCTGATGCTCAATGCGGTAGGTGGTCATTGCCTGTCTCCGTTGTGTTGCCGCCAGAATACCCATTTTTGCACTGGCTGCAAGCAAATAATTTGCATGGGCCGCAAATAATTTTGTTGCACCGGGTTTAGCCTTGCGTAATATGCGCGCCATGACACTTGACCAGTATATCCGCGACAAGGGCCTAACCAATGCCGAATTTGGCGAGCTGGTAGGGGCAAACCACAGCACAATATCACGGCTCAGGAAGGGCAGCCAGGTGCCAAGCCCTGAACTGATGCTGGCGATATTTGAACGAACGGAGGGCGTTGTGACAGCTAACGATTTTTACGGGATAAAGGCAGCATGACCCCCGCCGCAATTGGTCTGACCCTTGGCGCTGTGTCGCTGGCTTGTCTCGGCGTCATGTTCTGGATCGCTGCGAAGGCACCGCTGGGCTGGGAGGATGAGGACGGCTTTCATGAAGGCATCGAACCGCTGGCCGACGAGCAAGCGTGGGGGGATCAGTGATGCCTTACGCCCAGAAAATGACCCATGCCGATCGGGCGCAGCGCCGCAAGCAGATCAAGGCAATGCTTCGCGAGGGCAAGTCCCCGCTGGAGGTCGCCAAGCACTTCGGCCTGACCAAGCGCT